CTTGGTTCTCTTCATCCATCTCATCAGATGTTAAGATTACCAAGTAGTTGACTAGTAAATCATCTATGTTGCAGCCGAGTGGATTATTCCAATGTATATCTGCAATATAATCCGTTATTGCCTCGACTTGGTCACTGTATCTCTGAATGTGGAATCTCTCCATTCTTGCCTCAACGAGTGCCTCAAGATTAAATCTTTCTAGTGTTGTTAGTTCGTAGTTATTGTTAGTCATTTTAGTTCTCCTTGTTGTATTATTTATTATTGGTTGACGTGTGGTGCATCGAAAAAATGTCTCTGGAACATTCTTAGAAAAGACACATCTCTTCCAAAACTTCCGATGTCTAGTTTCTTCTTGGCAGCCACAAACTTATTTATGAAATCTGTCCATCCCATATCAAAGACCCAGAAAGAGTTATCAATTCCGTGTTTAGATTTATCATCACTAACCACTAGGACGATATGAGACTGGTCTCCGTAATTTAGATTAAATCTAATGAATCCTACATCTTTACCATCGTCTGTATATAGAGATGCAATGATATCATCTGAACTATCTGTATGGAAACTAACACGGTGGTCTGGATTAATCATCCCAATTTTAACCAATCTTCTTAACTTGCCTCTCATCGAAGATACTGCATTTCTAGGGTTAAAACAAGACGTAAACACAGAACTAGCTGATACATCGTTTTTAGTGTCTAGTAAGTCATAAATTTTAATATTGAAGTTTGTCATTTTAGTTCTCCTAAGTTATTGACCTATCTCATCAGTTACAGCTGGTCATTACTGTAAGACCTTAGGCAGCAGTTTATTACTGCCTCAGGTTTCGAATCTTTAAGAAAATGATACATAAATTTTATCTTCTCCGAAATCACTCCAATCAGAAATATAAACCTTGGCAAATAAATTCTTATCGTCCCTGATTGACCACTCCTTAAAATCATCTGCAATTTTCTTTGCCTGTTTTCTAGTGATAGTAATTCCAGCACCAACTCCCATATAGTACTCATCACCTCCATCCTCTAAATATCTATTCAGAGCCGTAATATAGTTAAACATTGCCACCTTTCTAGATTTTACTAATGCCTGTAATTCTGCTGCAGTTAGATAAACATCTCCTGAAGGTCTATCCTCTCCCTCGGCTCTAGATGCTGCAAATGCCTTCTCAATCTTGTTAAATAATGTTTTCATTCTATTTCTCCTTGTTGTATAAATGTTACAATCTGTTGTATTTTTACTACAGGACCTCTTTTCTTGCCCTGTTGATTAACACTCTATAGAAGTTTGCTGCCCGTGTCAATAAAAATATGCACTAATTTGCAAAAAAACTTTAAATTTCTTTCAGAGCTCCATATTTGCTCATATTTGGACGATTGTTGTCTACCCTGGTATTACTATTCATTGGTATATAATCTGAGGTTTATTCTGCTGCATAGGGTTAAATATTCATAATCACACACATTTTCTCCCACGATTCTCCCACGAGTTAAATAACCCAGCTCTTCACTCAAGTTTTCCCAGGTCAATCGATAGGGAGGGGACACCCAAGTTGCTGTGTAACTTTAAGATTAACACTCCCCGCCAGATGGGAGAGGATTTGGCACTATAGGTAAAAAATAACTGTAATCTGAGGTAAAAAACTCACGGATTATATAAAAATTAACTAAATCTAAGGTAAAAATCGGGGTAGAATAAAATAAAGTTGAAAATCAAAGTAAAAATCTGGTATAATATACCTAAGAGAAATACAAAAGTGAGAACGGTTTTCTCTATAGTTAACCTAAAGACTAATCTTTAGATAATTAACTTAATAGTGTATATATCTTAATAGTATAATCACTTAATAGTATTATTATCTTAATAGTCTAATCACTTAATAGATATAACTTAATAGATTATGACTAAAGATACTAAAGATAAGCCTAAAAGACCAAGAGGAAACCCAGCACTTAAGAAAGGAGTTTGTCTTAACCCAGCAGGGCGTCCAAAAGGTTCAGTTAATAAATATACTGAACTAAGTAGAGAATTGATGTCTAATAGAGGTCCTGAAATTGTCCAGAAAGTAATAGATATGGCAATGGAAGGAGATAGGACTTGTCTTAAAATGTGTATGGACAGAATACTACCTACAACTAAGGCAGTAGAGTTCAAAAGTGGTAATGATAAAGGTAATGTTGTCATTAACATCGGTGGTTTAGAAACTAAAGTCATCGAAGCGACACAAGAGAAAGAACTGGAATATGACGAGGGAGTAGAAATTGAAGATGCCCAAGTCGAAGATAAGATAAAAGAGATAAGTAATGGCTAAAGAACTGGATGTTCAATTACATCCGGCTCAGTTAGAAATCTTCAATTCACCTGCTCGATTTAAAGTAGTATCTGCAGGAAGAAGATTCGGTAAGTCTAGATTGGCTGCCTGGTTGTTAATCATTAAGGCACTACAATCTGAAAGTAAGGATGTCTTTTATATTGGTCCTACCTTTCAACAAGCCAAAGATATTATGTGGCATATGCTGAAAGAGTTACTTCACGGTACTGAACTAATAGAACAGACACACGAAAATACTGCTACTATGACTCTAGTCAATGGCAGAAAAATCAGTCTCAAGGGGTCAGATAGACCCGACACATTACGAGGAGTGGGACTGGCATATGTAGTTCTAGATGAGTATGCTTCTATGAAGGTAGAAGTATGGGAACAAATCATCAGACCTACACTGGCAGATGTTAAAGGTGGTGCATTGTTCATCGGTACTCCTGCAGGTAAGAATCATTTCTATGAACTGTGGCAGGAAGCGGATGATCCTAAGAATGAAGATTGGGAAGCATTTCAATATAATTCTACAGACAATCCTTTAATTGACCCAGAAGAGATAAAAGTTGCTAGGGAGACTATGTCGACCCAGGCGTTCCGTCAGGAGTTTGAAGCTTCTTTTGTCTCCTTCACAGGAGGCATATTTCAACGAGACTGGATTAAATTCGATGAGGAAGAGCCTGAGAATGGCAACTTCGTAATTGCAGTAGATCCGGCAGGTTTTGAGAATGTCGAAAAAGAAAGAGGACTAAAAGGATCGAAACTAGATGAAACAGCTATTGCAATCGTTAAAATTGATGGTGACCACTGGTGGGTCAAGAATATTCTCCACGGTAGATGGTCTATTAAAGAAACTGCAAAAAAGATTCTCACAAGTGCTAAAGAAAATGAAGCAACTATTGTCGGAATTGAAAGTGGGTCGTTAAAGAATGCGATTCTTCCTTATCTAGAAGATGAGATGAGGATAGCAGGTAGGTGGATACCTATCACAGATGTCTCCCACGGGGGAAAGAAGAAAGCAGATAGAATTACCTGGGCTCTACAAGGAAGATTAGAACACGGTAAGATAACATTTAACCCTGATAAGTCGTATATAGACGATTTAGAAGTACAACTAATAGAGTTTCCTACTAAAGGTACTCACGATGATATTATAGATGCGTTGGCATATATCGATCAAGTAAGTGTGGCAGATTTTATGCACACAATAGAAATCGAAGAAGATTGGCAACCATATGATGAAGTAGCAGGATATTAATTTATGGCATATGAAACCGAAAACAATTATCAAGCATTAGTATCGTGGTTAATGTCACGTCTTAATGACTGGGCTGACCATCGTGATAATAACTATCTTGATGATTGGGATCAATATTACCGTCTGTGGAGAGGTAAATGGGAGTTAGAAGACCAAACTAGACAATCTGAAAAGTCTAGAATTGTAACTCCTGCACTACAACAAGCAGTAGAAGCTGCAGTGGCAGAACTAGAAGAGGCAACTTTTGGTAGAGGTAAGTGGTTCGACATACAAGATGATGTTTTAGATCAAAACAAAGATGATGTGGAGTATGTCCGTAACTTATTGCAAGAAGATCTAGAGGGTACTGGTTGTAAAGATGCAATATGTGAGATATTCTTAAATGGTGCGATATATGGTACTGGCATCGGTAAGATAATTACTGAAGAAAATGATAAATTTAGACCTATAGAGAGACCTGTAGAAGGAACTCTGACTTCTGTAAGAGACATAGAAAGATATACTTCAGTAGATGTAAGAATCGAGGCAGTATCCCCTAAAGATTTCATTATAGATCCGGCAGCAGATACAATCAGTGAGGCATTAGGTGTCGCACAAGAGGTATATAAACCTAGATATGTAGTATCTGATGGTATGGAAAGCGGCATATACAATAAAATGTATATTGAGGCAGATACAAACGATATTAGTGTAGGATATGATCCAGAAGATGCTAATGCAGACGCTTCAGATGAAATTAAAATTACAGAATATTGGGGTAAAGTACCTCGTAAGTACCTAAATAAAGACGAAACTGACGATGATTTTGAATATGACGAAGATGAGTTAGTTGAGGCAGTAGTTACTATCGCAAATGACCAATATGTTCTCCGTGCTGAGGAGAATCCGTTTATGATGGTTGATAGACCATTCATAGCATATCAGCACGACATAGTTCCTAATAAGTTCTGGGGCAGAGGAGTATGCGAGAAAGGATTTAATCCACAGAAAGCATTAGATGCTGAGATGAGAGCAAGAATTGATTCTCTGGCATTGACTACTACACCTATGGTAGCTGCAGATGCTACTAGATTACCTAGAGGGATTAAACTAGAAGTTAGACCCGGTAAGACTATTCTTACTAATGGTGATCCTAGAAATGCAGTTATGCCATTAAATCTAGGACAAACAGACCAACACACTTACCAACAAGCAAGTGTACTACAAAATATGATTCAGATGGGTACAGGATCTGCAGATTTAGGTGTTCCTGATAGAGCAACTGCAGGTGGTATGTCTATGATGCAATCAGCATCTATTAAGAGACAGAAACGTACTCTAATGAACTTTCAGAATACTTTCTTAATTCCAATGATTAATAAAGCATTATGGAGAAAGATACAATTTGATGTAGACAGATATCCTGTCGTTGACTATAAGTTTATTCCATACTCTACTATGGGTATTATGGCTAAAGAATTAGAGATGCAGCAAATGGTCTCTATGCTACAGTCAATTCCGAAAGATTCTCCAGCTTTCAATGTCTTGTTGTTAGCGGTCTTTCAGAACTCTAGTATCCATAATAGAGATCAAATTGTTAAATCGCTTATTCAAGGTATGCAACCTAATCCTGAAGCACAGAAAATGCAACAATATCATCATCAACTTCAGATGGAACAGATGAAAGCAGATATTCAGAAGACACTAGCTGAGGCACAGGAAGAACAGACTAAAGCAATGAAGAATGCTAAAGAAGCAGGTGCTAATGATCAACCTGATCAACTAGAACTTCAAGAGAGGTTAGTTAAACTACAGAAAGAACTAGCCAATATAGAGAAAATGAGGGCAGATATAGAGAGTACTAAAGTTGAGACTCTAAGAACAATTCCAGAAGTGGAACACTTAAAGTCAGAGACTGCACTAAACTATGCTAACGCAAGAAGACAAACAGTTTTACCACAATAGACTAAATTTAATTGAACAGGACGGGTGGAGAGACTTAGTTAAAGAACTAAAGAATCTCGAAGACTTGACTAACAATTTAGATTCTATTGAAAGTGAAAAAGACCTTTGGTTTGCTAGAGGTCAGTTGTCAATTTTAAGGCAAATAATTGCTTTAGAAGATACGACAAAATCGGCGGCAGAAGAACTAGATTTATAGCTCTGCCATTACAATTCCATAATCCATAAGGACGGAGAAAAATATGACAAGTATAGTAGTAGACGCTGAAGAAGCGACTGGTTCAGAAATTCCTGAATCAACAGTAGAACCAACAACAAACGAAGCAGTAGAAACATTTGAAATTGCTGATGATACAGTAGAGGAACATATAGAAGCCGAAGCTGAAGAATCAACAGAACAAGAATATGCAGTACCTGATAAGTTTGCTGGTAAATCACTGGAAGATGTTATTAATAGTTATGAGAACCTAGAAAAAGAACTAGGTAGAAAAGCACAGGAAGTAGGTGAACTCAGAAAACTATCAGACAGTTTCTTACAGTCACAAATGCAGCAAAATCTACAAAAAAATGAAGTTGAGGAAGAACCTACAGATTTCTTTGATGATCCTAATGCAGCGGTCAACAAAGCAATTGAGAACCATCCTAAATTTCAAGAATTTCAGCGTTTTCAACAGCAACAAGCACAAGTAGCTGCTAAGACACAACTGGAAACAGCACATCCTGATTATACTAGTATCGTACAAGATAAAGGTTTTCTGGATTGGGTTCAAGGAAGTAAAATTCGTCAACAGTTATTCCAAGCGGCAGATGCTTATAACTACGATGCAGCTAATGAGTTATTGACTACCTGGAAAGATAGAGCAATGATTAATAAGACGCAAGAAGTTAAAGAACAAGCCGAAGCAGATAGACAAGCTGCACTTAAAGCTGGAAAAACTGAATCACGAGCTTCAACAGGTTCTAAAGGAAGCAGTAAGACGTACAGACGTGCTGATCTTATTCGCTTAAAAATACAAGACCCTGCAAAGTATGAGTCTA